ATGTTTCAAACAATTAACGCGCTTCTATTTTCAAAGAAGGATGAATTCGCCTGTGAAGACTATGAAACTTTACAGGCGTTTCAGCCTTTCATGGTAAATAGATGGTCGTCGTTCTATAATAAAGATATTGCAGTATTAGTAAATAGTACATTCAATAAATATTCTCAAATCTTTGATGATAAATCTAGAACATTTAGAATGTATCATCATCTCATGCCTAAATTAGGCTTCAAACGTATTCAATACGCTAAGAAGACGAAGATTGAAAAGACTACAGAGGTAGAACATCTAGAACTATTTGCATCTCATAATTGTGTATCAGTAAGAGAGTTGAAAGACTCAATTGCATTCTACAATCAATATTGTAAATAGATGTATGGCTGCTAATGTAGATCAATTAAAAACAAAAAAGAGTCTCATCGATTTATCTGGTCACTCAAAAGGTGACTTCGGATTAGATGATTATAAACTAACAAAGGTAATGTCTGATGTGATTTTAGTATCATATGTAGATATTAGTGGTGATGATGGAGATGTTGTTAAGAGAGGAAACCTTTTTATTCCTACAAACGCTCTTAAGTCTGCCTGGAGAAAGGCGGAAGTTATCCTAGTCGGTCCAGAGGTTAACTATACTAGCGTCGGCGATATTGTAATCTTCCCTAATGAGATGGGTATTACAGTCGCCGGAATCGACGTTGAAGGTTACGGTAAAGTTAGTGAGGGTATTTTCCTCAGTGAAGCAAGAATATTCGGAATTTGTCAAGCAAAATAATGAGTGTTACAAAATCAGGGCTAGATAGTGCGCTTCTCGGGAACGTTTGCGAGATTCAATTCGTACGTAAGCGTCCAATTGCTGGAAAGCCTGCTACTAGGCGCATGCTATGTACGAAAAGTCACCAATTACTTAACTCTGTAAATGGTAAAACATCATTAAACTACAAGGCTCCTAAGGGTGCTAAGCAATTTAACGAGTCTACAAGTAATGTGCTCATTGTATGGGATATAATGATGCAGAATTATCGAGCAGTGAATATGAATTCATGCAATATTATTGAAACCATCCCGGATGATGAAACGTTTTGGAAGTACTTCAATGAGAAGCTCCTTCCGATGTCTGCAGACGATAAACAAGCTTGGATGAATTCTTAATATTATGGATATGCAAGAACTTGAAAAGTATTTAGAGGGTTTGATCCTTGAAAATATTGTAATTAAGACAGATGATAAGGTTCTCAAGCGAGGAAAGCTTAAGATCTTTAGTACAAAGCAATTTTATCTGCGACTCACCCTTCAAACTCCAACATCTGATAAGGATAAACTGTATGAAATTCCGTACCCCTTTAAGATTAAGCATAACGATCGTCGAGGACTAACGCTAGACTATAAATTGTCTTCCTTCTGCTCCACAACTGACGAGAATTACAGTAAGATTAAGTCAATACGTTATGACTTATCACCAATATCAAGAATCTACGATAAGTTCATGTATATCTTGCCTTCTTCAGAAGAGTGACTATAATGAGTATGTGATAGACCTACTTAAATACTTCCCGGAAGGGTACACACCATCTTCACATCAAGTGGAGATTTTGCGTAAAATAGATAAAGCGTTCTTTGATGACGATCACAAATTTGTCGTCTGTAACGCTCCAACAGGATCCGGGAAATCCTTTATTGCTAAAAAATTGGCAACGCTTCCACTTCAGCGCCTGATAAGTATAAGAAGATTATCGATAATTATGATGCATATGCATTCATGGAAGGAGCTTATGTTAATGCTGCTGAATGTGTGTCTCATCAGCCGTTTGGATCATTTGTAATGACAACTACGAAGTCTTTACAAGATCAATACCAGAAACAATTTGATGAACTTGAAGTTATCAAAGGTAAATCTAATTATCAATGTGCAGTTGATGATCAATATTCAGTAGATGTTGCCCCTTGTATTCATATGGCTTCAATTAAGCGTAAGTGTTGGGCAGATTGTGTATGTCCATATTACGAGCAACGTAATAGAGCTCTAACCTCAGACCTTACAGCTCTTAACTATGATATGTTCTTTGCTTTACCAGAACATGTAAAGCATAGAGATTATATTATCTGTGATGAAGCATCTGAGCTAGAAGAGCAATTAGTTAAATACTTCTCATGCACATTTAATGTTAAAGTCTTAAAGGCATGTGGAATTACAGTTGCTCCGCTCGAGAAAGCTAATTATGCTAAATTAGGTAGATGGGTAAGCTCAATATATTTACAACTTCGTGATGGAGCTGCTGATATTAAGGAGGCAATGAACGATTACAAAAAGAGAGATGCAAAGTACGCGAACATGCAGAAAAAGTTCCTTTTTCTAAATCGTCTTGCTATGAATTCAGCAACAATTGTTGATACATGGACTGATAGTGAATATCTTGTTGAAGTTGATAAGGAACTAATCACTTTCAAACCTCTGAAAGTTAATAAACTATCAAAGTACATCTTCGATTATGGTACAAAGATTATTCTTATGTCGGCGACTATTATTGATCACAAGAACTTCTGTAAGACCTTAGGTATTGATGACTATGAATATATCGAGATTGACTCTCCATTTGATCCTAAGAATGCTCCAATCTATGTATCTAATAAATATAAGCTAAACTATAAAAATCTTCAGGCAAATCTACCAAAAGTTGCGGAAATGATCCAACAGATTTGTGATAATCATGAAGGTGAGAAAGGAATTATTCACACTCATACATCATACATCACAAGATTTCTTCAAAATGAATTAGTTGGTGATAGGTTCTTATTCAGAGAGCTAGGAGTAAATAATGAATCAATATTGGAAGATCATACTGTAAGTACAGATCCTACTGTTCTAGTTTCACCTTCATTAACATTTGGAGTTGATCTAAAAGATGATCTAGCAAGATTTCAGATTATTGTTAAGGCTCCATTCTTACCAATTGGAGAAGAGCGAATTAAGCGTTTGATGAAGGATGATCCAGAATGGTATTTGAATAAGATGTTAGTTTCACTAATTCAGTCTTGTGGTCGTGGAATCCGATCAAAAACTGATCATTGCGATACATATATCCTAGATGGAACTATTGGAGCTAGTATTCTTCGCAATAAAAGTAACTTACCAAAATATTTCATCGATAGGTTTGCTTAAATACATATACAATCATAAATAATTAAGTTGAACAATTCTACCCATTTCTTTGAAGTACATGATCTCCTGACGCAGTTTATAGCTGCGTTTGATGATACTGTAATCGACCGTTTTAATAAGAGCCGTGAAGCTGAAGAGCAAGTAGAAGCTCGATATGTGCTTGCACCTAAGCAACGTGTATTGTATGATATTGTAAATAAGTCTAATAATATTACGCTACCTGTAGTCTCAATTGAAGTAACTAACGTTTCAAGAGATCCTGCCCGTGTATTTAATAAGATTGAAGATGTATATTCTCCGTACAATGATAATGTGCCTGCCAAAAGGCATGTTAGAATGCCACCTCCAGTTCCTGTTAATGTAAGTGTTACAATGTCAATACTGTGCAAGTATATGACAGATGCTGATCAGATTGTCTCAAACTTTGCAGTATATACCAATCCATATATTGTAATCTCTCACGAATTTCCAGTATCACTTGATGATGAAAATGCTGATAAATATGAGGTTCGAACTAATGTAGTATGGGATGGTGACATTGCTTATTCATCTCCAACTAGTATCTCACACTCTGATAAGTATAGAGTTTCTCTAGATACATCATTTGTGATTAAGGGGTGGTTATATAAGCCGGTTGTTAATCCAATTGGTACAATCTTTAAGATTGATGCTAACTTCCATAGTGTTGATGCAATTAATAAAGTTTACGACTTAGCAGATTGGCAAGCTCTTGATGAAGTGTATGGTGTTAATGATAGATTATTTACAGACACAGTAACAGTATCTGCACAGCCAACAATCACAAGCCTGCTATATTCAACATCTGGAAGTACAATTAGACTTATATCTGATACAGAGATTGTAACAGATAAGTCTAATATCTTTATTATTGAGGGTAAGCGCTTCGATTATAATAATACTTTTTATCTAAGCTCAAATGTTGACAGCTTTTACTCCAATTATGTGTAGGTTGAGACTGCTCTATCTCCAACGATATCAGCATATCAAATTCCAACAGATCAAATCGCAGTTATTAGCGATAATTTAGTCACTATTAACTTCCCAATAAGCTCATTTAGCACACCAGGAAACTTCACACTTGTAATCGCAAATAGTGCAGGGTGGGATACATCCTACAATTCTAGTGGCTCTATCTTAACAATCAATTAAATATATACGATGCAACAAAACACAACAGAGGGTTCTCAGTCTCTAGGTAAGAGTCTAATGTCTCACATCGAGAACAGATTACCATTCTCTAAAATCAGTCATGAAACTGATAACCTAAACCCTAAGTACAAATACTTTGCCAAGGCTGGCATGGCACGTTCAGAGGCTCTAGTTAAAAACTCTGTATCATCATCCAATGAGTATAACAACATGCCAATTGGTGGTATGGGTTCAGATACTACATTTGGAGATGTTATGTATGCTAATATCCCTACTAATAAGCCGGGACGAGTACAGGACTATAGAACAATTGCTGCATACTCAGAAGTAGCTGATGCATTAGATGAAATTTGTGATGAGATTATTAACTCAGATGAAGATGGTCGTATTGTAAAACTTAAATTTACAGATACTAATCCAGACCTAACTGTCGCAGCTAAAGAATCTATTGCATCAGAGTTTAGAAAGTATTCAGATTACTTCGATCTTAAGAATCGCGGGTGGCAATACTTCAGACATCTACTTGTTGAAGGTGAAGTATTCTTTGAAATCATCATTCATGATCAGTTTGTTGATCGCGGTTGTCTTGGACTAGTTAATATTCCTGCAGAGCTTATCGATCCAGTATATAACAACATTCAAAACATGCTTGTAAAGGGATTCGTTTATAGAAAGCCAATTTACAACGCGCAGAATCCGTCTAAGATTGACAAGATTGAATTTATTCCAATGGATGAGAATCAAATTGTTTATATTAACTCAGGAGTCTATAACGAGACAAAGACAATGATCCTACCATTCCTTGAGAATAGTAGACGCGCTTACAGACAGCTTTCATTGATTGAAGACTCTATTGTAATTTATCGATTAGTTCGTGCGCCAGAGCGTCTTGTATTCAATGTTGATGTTGGGTCAATGGCTCCTCCTAAAGCTGAAGCTTATCTACACAAGTTAATTAAGCAATACTGGTCACGTAAAACATTTGATATGGATCAAGGTGATACTGTTCAGAAGTTTAATCCACAATCAATGCTAGATGCGTTCTGGTTTGCTAAACGTCAAGGTTCAGAAGGAACTTCCGTTGAGCAGTTAGCGGGAGGAGCAAATTTAGGTGAACTAGCTGACTTGATGTACTTCATGAAGAAGCTTTACAGGACTTTAAAGGTTCCAACAAATAGATTAGATCCAGAAGACGCTCATCGTGAAGGTTCTGATATATTACGTGAAGAGCTTAAGTTTGCTCGATTTATTGTTCGTCAACAGCAGAGATTTGCCAATGGTATTAAGAAAGGCTTCATGACACATCTTAAGTTTACTGGATTGTGGGAAGAGCATGACCTAGATAGCTTAGACTTTGATTGTGAATTTAACGTTCCTACCAACTTCTACGAGCTTAGAGAGAATCAAAGACTTGAGCTTAAATCAGCGAACTATAACAGCCTCGCTTCTAGTGAATTTGTATCAGATACCTTTGCACAGAAGAAATATCTAGGCTGGGAAGATAAAGATGTGCTTGCGAATCGAGAGTTTCTTCGGAAGGATGCTGAACTTCAATGGGAACTAGCTCAGATTACCGAAGCAGGTCCTGGATGGCAAGAAGCTATCATTGCAGGTGACCTCAGCGCTGGTGGTGAAGATGATGCAATGGGTGGAGAACTTAATGGAGATCTAGGAGCCGTTCCAGAATTTGGTGGCGGTGAAGCTGATGTAGGTGGAGATGGTATAGATGCTCCAGCAGATACTGGGGCTGCCCCAGTTGAATCTTTAGAGTAAGACTCTATAGTAACTTATAATAATTTCTCTATCTGTAGGGATATGACCAACCTCAAGCCCGATTACATTATAATGTTTTCGGGCTTTTCTATATCCTGCCCACCCACCTAGCTTGAGTCCCCATTTGATTTTCTTACGATCGATTCGATCAACTGGACTCCAGTGAAGTTTCATCGCTCTCTGGAGTACATCATCACACCATGATTGCTTAAATCTTTGAGTGCGATATATCCAATCGTGAACAACTGCAGGCCCGTTACATTCCTGAACGCGACTAACGATTGATCTTAATGGGTGAGGAATACTATATAAATCAGTGATGAACCCAGCCGGAACTATGATAGTTCCATATACTGGATCTCTATAAATATAATCCTTAAGAAGTAACCACTTACCACCTCCAATCTCCCTCACATCTAGCGGTACAGGGAAATATTTGTTGATTTTAGTTAACTTATTAACAAGCTCGTCATTCATATCTATATTTATATGAATTGAGTGCCTACCATGGAGTCTATAATGGCATTTTAATCCTAGACTTCAAAAAGTGAGTTGTATTCTTCGTCTGTG